CAACGGAACGTATAAGACGGCGTACAAGATTGGTCAGTACAAGCCATTGGATTTAGGCACTGAAGGTACAATCAATATGCAGATTGTGGCTATGGAAGCGGATGAACTGGCAAGTGGTGGTTATGCACCGTTGACTTTTGTTGGGATGGAGTTGCTGAATACAAAAAAACCGTTAAAAGCCAATGCAAGTAGAATAGCTTGGGATAATTCTAACAATCCACTCAGAAATTTCTTATTAAACGAAGTTAATGCATTAATGCCGTCTAATATAAAATCAAGAGTGCAGAAAGTAAATAAAGTATCATACTGGGAATTAAATTCCGTAGACCGCATATCAATAGAAACTCTTTGGATACCTTCTTCAAGAGAAATTGATACAAAATCACATTATGAATCGAGTGGTGTTAAATATGATGCTGTTTATGGGAAATATAACGCTGGTTATGCGATTCCAAACGGCATTAAGACTCAAAATGGTGTTGCAACATCGTGGTATCTAAGAGGTACATCTGAAGAAGATTCTAACGCTCAGAATAATTATGTTGATGCTCAAGGAAATCGGAATTATAAGTCTGATGGCACACAAAGTTATGGCATCTGTCTCGGTTTCTGTCTTGGCGAATACAATCCTTCCTTTGAATCAACCTCAATCGATGTAACCGATGCTTATGCTGTACAGTGGGATTACTCACAAGATAAGCCGAAGCTTGCTCGTGGCGGTCTTGCATCAGCATTTGCAGACCCACAGCCAGCAACAAGCAACAGCGAGACAGGAACGTCACCATTCGACAACATTCTGCCTTGGTCTGGCATGAAACGTTACAACGTCATTGACGGACAGATCAGCTATTCAGAGGATGATGCTGGCTTTGACGAGACGCTGTACGATACTGTGATTTATATTCCAGAGTTCTACTATGCTGTTGAAAAAGATACCACAAACCAGAGATGGACGTGGAGCATTTCACCTGTCGCAAAGACAGGATATACGAAGCATCCAGCATCTGGCAGATACGTTGGAAGATTCCATACAAGCGGAGACAGCACGGAAGTGTTCTCGAAGAGCGGTGTGATGCCATTGGTAAGTACATCTCAGACTGATTTCAGAACGTACAGCCACAACAAAGGTAGCAAGTGGTACATGCTTGACTTTGCAACATGGAGTGCCATTCAGATGTTGTACTTGGTTGAATATGCACACTTTAATTCGCAAGATAAACTCGGTAAAGGCTGGAATACAGGCTCTGTTGGTCAGATGGGCGGTACCACAGGTGCGGCTTACCACACGATTAAAGCGACAGGAGCACACAATCAGTACAGATGGATTGAAGACCCGTTCAGTAACGTCCTTGACAACATTGACGGATTCGTGGCAAGTGCAAAAGCTGTATACACAGGCGTGAGCGATACTGGATATGCTGGCGATACAAGTGATCTGACAGAGACAGGACTTACGTTGCCGTCATCTGGATTTGCAACAGGTCTTGGATACAGTGCCAATGCACCGTGGGCATTTATTCCAGATACCGCAAGCGGTGGCAGTGGTACCACGTACTTGACAGATAATGTGCACTCGAGCGCTGGCGTTCGTGTTGCTCGTGTTGGCGGTAGCTATAACAGTGACGACAACTATGGCGTGTTCAGCTTGTATGCGAACGGCAATGCTTCGAGCCCGTATACCAACTGTGGCTCACGTCTTATCTACATACCGTGATAGGGAGTCTTCGGACTCCCTTTTAACTTGCAACTGATTGCAAATTGTTGCAAGTTCGTTGCAAGTTCGTTGCAAGTTGATTGCAAGTTTGAGGAGGAATAATGGATATAATGGACGCTATAGCAACTAATATTATAAGAAGTTACATCGACAAACACTTAGATAAATCGGATGATCATCCAGAATACGAAGTGTACATTGTATGGAAGTGCAAAGTATTACAGAATTTGAAGTACCTTCTTTCATCCACCTTGTATGACGGAATGTACTACGAGCTGACATACAACGGAGACAAAAAAGAGTGGTATGTCGATGCGTACAAGAAGTTTGAGAATGTCTGCATAAAGGAATGACAAATGGATAAAATCATAAACCTGCTTGGAGTTGATATCAGCGTTGAAGAGGTTGAGGTTGTATGCAAGGAAGACCCAAGAAAAGGGGAATACAACTATCTCACAGGAGTTATCAAACTTGACCAGAACATGCCGACAGATATGAAAAACCAAGTATTGATGCATGAGCTACTACATGCTATGTTTGACTTTCTCGGTCTTGACGATCTTAGGGATGACGAGCAGAAAGTTCAGATGATAGCAACATGCTTGCATCAACTGTTTACGCAGAATGAAGTGTTTTATACTGGAAAGGACGAATCTAATGGATAGATTAGTTTTTGGGATGCATCACTTGAATATCAGCCAGAGCGGCACTCTGATAGACGGAAAACCGAACCTCAGTCATCCGAATTACGCTCTCGATATGTGTGGCAGTGATACTGGAATAGACTACTACTACAACAAGGAAAGCGAGACATTCTTCTTTTGCACAGGAGCATTCGGTACAAGAAGCACAGGCAACACACGATTCTTTGCAAGTTGCGACAACAGAGGACATCCGAAGAAAGTGCTATGTGCTGACGGAAAAGAAAGAGTTGTCACGCTTGCCATGACGCACAGCTGGAAAGACTTTATCATCGGCAAGCTGTATGCACCAAACAGCATTCTTTACGAAGAGGGTACTGCTGGGAGGGCAACGGGGAACCACGTGCACCTCGAGGTTGCTGAAGGCTGGCAGAAGACAAAGTATTGGGATACGAAGCTGAAAGTGTACAGGATGAAAGGCGAGTTCAATCCGCTGAACGCCTTTTTTATTTTGGACGGATACACGACCGTAGTGAGTACGCACGGGTTGAATTTCAAACACACAGACAGTGTGAAAGTGGAGGATGATGAAATGATTTACTTTAAGCCAGTGAGCGACAACGTGAGACTTAGAAGCAAGCCAGTGAACGGAACAATACTGACGTACATCTACAAAGGCAACCGTGCGGAAGTCATCGGCTTTACAGGAAAGCTGGAAAGCGATGGATACGAGTGGGTGAGAGTCAGATACGGAAAGTTCGAAGGCTACTGCCAGATGGACATGAGGATGTACGTCTTGGAGAAATGATGGATTTCGAAATGGCGATGTACTTTGTGTGCATCCTGTGCTTCGTTGCTGGATTCATTTACGGCAGATGGCACTAAGCCAGCGTTAACGCTTTTGATTTAGAAATTATCGTATAATAGGAGTATGAAAATGATCGACTGGAAAAGAAAGCTGACAAGCAGAAAGTTATGGCTCGCCATTGCTGGATTTGTCAGCGGATTAATGATCTTTCTTGGGGAACCAGAAAGCGAGGCTACACAGGTAGCGGCACTGATATTACAGGGAGCATCTGTAGTAGGCTATATGATCGGCGAGGGACTGGCAGATTCTGCGGACAATCCGACTTTCTATTACAGCGAGGGAGAGTCGGATGAGCGAGATTAGCACTGCTTGGGAACTCGTTGGCAAGATTGCGGCTGTAATCGGAGTCATCGTTGCTATTGTCAAAGGAGTCGAATATCTCAATTCCTTGATGCCAACGACAAAGCTGGAGAAGCGGATTGACGGCATTGAGGAAAAGCAGAAAAAAGACTTTGAACATCTTAAAGCGATTGACGCAAAGATCGAGCATCTTGAGCTACAGGTGACCGATACGCAGACGCAGATACAGGAAGTTAATGAAGGCATTCAAAGGATCGGGAAATCTCAGATCAGCCTGTTACGTCATTTCGTGACAGGCAACGGTCAGAAAGAGATGGCTGACGAAGCAGATGATCTCACTGAATGGTTCATAGACAGATAGGAGAGGACGTTTTATGGAACAGGCAAGTATTCCTTACATTGCACACGAGAGCATGATGGCAAGGCTGGAACGGATCACGCACAGACAATGGATTGTGATTCTGGTTCTGATTCTGGCACTAGTGGCATCAAATGTCGGGTGGATTGTATACGAGTCTCAGTGGGAGACCTATGAGGAAGTTACTGTCACACAGGATGCAAACACTGAGGAAGGTAACGCTGTAAATCGTTATATCGGCGGTGATTCTTATGGCGAGAGCGAAGCAGACGGTAACGATTAAGCGTGGTCGCAGACGCAAGACTGGTGGCAACTCGGGTTACGTGAAATGCCCACGGTGCGGCGGTACTGGAAGAGTACGAAAGAAATGACTTGCGAGTATACCAATACCCAGATTGCGGATGCCATTGACGAGCATGTCCACAGTGAGCGTGACAGGAAGTTGCTGAAACGCAGATACATTGACGGAATATGCTATGAGCCGCTGGCGGAAGAATTTGATCTGTCAGTGACCAGAGTCAAACGGATTGTCTATAAATACGAAAAACTTTTGTTCAAACTTCTGGCGTAAGCCAGCTTAAAGCATTCTTCCATAATTGGAAATTCAACCGATAGTTGCCAGAAAGACTCACGATTCCCATCGTGGGTCTTTTTATTTCGGTTGACACGGAAAATACTTCTGTTAGAATAATGCCGCCTACCTGTTGGGATACCATAAGTTGCACAATCCTTTCTAAGCATTCGAAAAAATGCAAAAAGACCGAGCTGTAATGGCTCGGTTTTTTTTATTGCCTCAGAGGCACGAAAAAGGCACGAAATAAGCATGTTTGGTTTCTTTTGATGAATTGGCTGAAGGGTGATAATAAAGCCATGAAAAGAGGTCGGAAATGGCTTATATCGAACGAAATCTGAATCCGCTGGGCAAACGGACGGGAGACTGTGTTATCAGATCAATAGCAACTGTCATGAACGAAGACTGGGACAGGATTTACATTGATCTGATGCTCGAGGGATATGCAATGAAAGACATCCCGACAGCAAATTACTTGTGGGGAGAGTATCTGAGGAAATGGGGATTCTCACGGCATGTTATACCGAACACATGCCCGAAGTGCTACACGGTGAAGGACTTTGCGAAAGATCATCAAGAAGGAAGATTTGTTCTTGCTACAGGAACACACGCTGTCGCTTCCGTTGACGGAAATTATATTGACAGCTGGGATTCTGGCAACGAAGTGCCAGTTTATTTCTGGCAGATGGGAGACTGATTTATGGCATACAACAATTACTTTCCGACAGGGTATCAATACTTTGCACCACAATACGGTTATCAGCCACAAAACAGCTTGAATAACGAGGGTTTTCAGAATGTTCAACCAAATATTCAAACCCAGCAGAACACGGCTGTAAACGGCTTAATTTGGGTGTCTGGAGAGTCGTCCGCAAAAGCCTATCCAGTAGCACCGAACCAGACAGTTGTTCTGTGGGATTCAGAGAACCAGTCGGTTTATCTGAAATCTGCTGATGCGACAGGAATGCCGTCCATGAAAATCTTGGATTACACGATCAGAGAAAAAGACCAGACGGTCAGCGGATTGCAGAAAATGCAACAGCCAGACTTGAGCAACTACGTAACGAAAGAAGAGCTGAGAAAAGCACTGGAAGGAGTGAGACATGAATCCTTTGTACAAGCAAATGCAAAGCAATCCGCAGAATGATTTCATGCAGAGATTTCAGCAATTCCAGAAGAGCGTCAAAGGCGACCCACAGCAGATCGTACAGCAGATGCTGAACTCTGGAAAGATATCACAAGCACAGCTCAATGATGCAGTGCAGAAGGCAAATCAGATTATGAAATTCATGAAATAAGCGTCATGAACCTCAAAATTTGCACATTAAATGCCGATTTTTGTCCAAAAATGACAAAAAAGGTACTTTGATTTAATAAAAAAAGGTCTTTCGACCTTTCCCTGTGTAAAATACACACTTTAGCAACAGCTGTATTTTATCACAGGTTAAAGCAAGTTTTCAATCCGAGCGTACGGCGGAATGAAATACAAATTAAAGGAGAAAAAACAAATGGCTTTAACTGATGAAGGAACAAACACAACTATGCTTGTTCAGCCGTCTGGATTTGGCGGCAACAATGGTTTCGGAGACTTCGGTAATGGTGGAGCTTTCTGGATTCTGCTTCTGTTTATCCTCTTAGGTAACGGAGCGTGGGGAAACGGTTTCGGCGGATACGGTGGAAACATTGGTTCTGAAATCTACCCTTGGATGAACCATAGCAACCAGATCAACGGCGGTTTCCGTGATCAGATGCTTGGCACACAGGTCATGGGAATTCAGAACAGTATCACTTCCGGCTTCGGCGATGTACAGACAGCACTGTGCGGTGGATTTGCAGGTGTAAACGCATCCATCAACGGTGCACAGAACGCAATCGCACAGCAGATGTACACAAATCAGATCGCAGACCTCGAAAGAAGTTTTGCGGCTCAGACAGCCAACACAGCGGGCATGACTGCTCTTCAGTCACAGCTTGCTCAGTGTTGCTGTGACAACAGAGCGGCTACAGCCGATCTGAAATACACAGTGGCAAGTGAAAACTGCTTAGACCGTACTCAGTCGATGCAGAACACTCGTGACATCATCGACTCCCAGACTCGTGGCACACAGGCAATTCTCGACAAACTCTGCCAGTTAGAACTTGACGGAGTCAAAGGACAGCTTGCACAGGCACAGCGTGAGAATGTAGGCTTGCAGAACCAGTTGAACATTGCGGCTTTTGAAAAGTCACAGGCTGAACAGAACGCACTTTTTGCACAGGGCATGAACAACGAAGTAGACGCTCTTTATAACAGATTAAAGAACTGTCCTGTAGGAACTACACCTGTATACGGCAACCAGCCGATTTTCACATGCCAGAATAATGGCTGTGGTTGCGGTTGCGGAAGTTTCTAAGAGGTGACTTGTCATGTCAGAATATTTAACTCGTGATGCGGTGGAAAGTGTAGCACTCAATACCGCAATTCCATTTGTGGATTCTATTCCGTGCAGAAAGGGATATGTTGTCCATACCAATAACTCTGGAATTTTTATTTTGCGTGGCATTGTCAAGAATCCGAATACTTGTTTTGCTCGATACGAGATCGAGTTCACTGGGAATATTTCAATTCCGACAGACGGTGCCGTGACACCGATTGCAACTGCTATCGTAGTCTCTGGCGAAAGCAGAGAAGGTAGCAGAAGCATCTACACGCCAGCCGCTGTGGATGAATACGGTAATGTGACAAGCAGAGCAACTGTTGACGTTCCTCGTGGATGCTGTTTTACGGTGTCCGTTGAGTACGTCAACGGTACAGTGAATGACCCAGCGACAGTTCCGACACCGCTTGTCAACGTGGTGGACGGAAGTTTGAAAATCGACAGAACAGCATGAGAGGTGAATGATGAAAGAGTTACACGAACTGAAAGACATGCTTTGTGACGAGCTGAAGGAATACGGCAAGAAGGACTTGACCGCTGGCTCTCTGGACGTGATTGACAAGCTGTCTCATGCACTGAAGAGCATCGAGACAATTATCGCAATGGAAGAAGCTGACGGTGAGTACAGTGAAATGTACAGAATGCCGAGATACTACCGTGACAGCTATGAACGCAACGGCAGATCATACCGCAAACGTGACTCGATGGGAAGATATTCCAGAGAGGACGGATACAGCGGAGCAATGGAAGACATGGCTGACCAGCTCAGAACGCTCATGAAGGATGCACCAGACGAAAGTCTGAAGAAGGATATCAGAAGAATCCTTGAAAAAGTTGAAAGCATGTAAAGGCGGTGAGTGCCTTGATCACGGAAAAGGATTTGCAAGAAGCGATTGCCGAGTGTCAAGGCGAACGCAATCCGAATGCTAACACATGCATAAAGTTGGCGGCGTACTACACGATTCTGGACAACATAAAGCAGAAGGAAGTCGTTGAAGCGACACCTGTGCGGTACTCGTATGACGCACCAGAAGCACCAGTCTATTCGAGCAATACCGATTTCGGAACACTGGCGGCAAAGAAGGATATCCTCGATGTGATGGAGCTGATGGATGAGCTTATGGACGCACTGAGATTGTTCAATCCGAAACTGTATGACGCAACAATTAGAAAACTTTCCTCCCTGTAAGAAGGGAGGTTTTTTTTTACTTTATATAAGGATAAATAGTAAAAAATACGAAAAAAGAGAAAAAAATCCTTGCATACTGTCTAGACAGGTGTATAATTATATTGACAATTGAATATTGTCACAGGAGGAAGATCATGAAAATCGAAACATTACAGGAAAGAATCAACAAGGCAAACGAAAAGATCGAAAAGAAGCAGAATACAATCGCAAAGTATTACAAGACAATCGACAAGAAGATGAACACAC